TAGAAATACAAGAATTAAAAGCATCTAATAAAAATCCTTTAACAAACTAATGGCACTTAAAATTTCCGAGTCAGCAGCTGTACAAATGCCGATGAAGACGGTTGCTAGTTTGATCGTTCTTGTAGCGATGGGTGTGTTTGCATACACAGAATTAACAGCTAGGCTAGTATCATTAGAAACATCAAGAGAGTTAATGCAGGCTGATTTACTTAAGGCTTCAGATCAAAAACCTGTGGACCAGGAGCAGCTGATGTTGTTGGAAGATCTTTATAAGACTACTGAGAAGATAGAAAAAAGAATTGAAGACATGATGCACAATAAAGTTAATATACAATTTTTACAGAAACAAACTGAAAAACTTTTAACAGATGTTGAAATATTAAAAGACAAGGTAAGAGCAAATGGATCGAAACACTAGAAAAATATTAGATTATATTTCTGATATGGAAAAGAAATCTAAACAAATGAAATTTATAAAAGATTTAAAAAAAGAAGTTGATATAAATGGTACAGGCACACACAAGTACAGAATTAAATATGGCCCAAATAAAGGGGTTGTCACAAAATGATAGCGAATATTGTAGCCCTTCTAATGTTTGTAGGACCTGATATTAAAGAGCATAGAATACAGGAGTCTATGTCAGTTTGTTTGAAACATAAGCGTGAAGCTAGTAGAACAATACAAAATGATATATCTTATAAATGTATTAGATCTAAAGCAGAATTAGAAGAAAATATTGATGGGTCTAAATCTATAAAATCATTGATATTAGAATAATGGAACCAGTTTGTTATATATTCATAATGCTTTGGCTTATGGGTCAATCGTGAATAAACCTCCATTTGAATATAGAATGTTAATATTATTTTGTATAGGTGCATTTGTGCCTATATTTATACATCACATAATACATAAATTGTGGGATGTTAGTATTTTAAGAGCCGCAGAAATTACATTTATACTGTGCATACCAGTAGCATTTTGGATGGCAGAAAAAATTAATGAACGTTGGCATGATGATCAGGAGTAAATATGTATTTAAACGCTAATATACCCCCAATAGAATGTTATGTAAGAGGTAATTATCTAAGAGATCAAAAAGACTCTCATGATAAATACTTTGAATGTGTTATATTTGGATTTACATCTATACCTAAACAAGTACCTTTGTTTCATTATATGATGACAGATGGTGGTATATGGTGGAGAGCACCTATATCTGCATTTTGTAAGAAACCAGGTGTAAAAGAATTACCTTTAAATGAATTAATGTTATGGGATTCTTTTAGTTATAATGTAAGTGTAACTAAATTTTATCAAATGGATGGATGTAAAATGATATATACATCTAGAAGAAAGAAACAAAGAGAAGGCACATATCTATTTACTATTGATTGGTGTGCTGGAGATTATAATGAATTAGATTTTGGTTATGCAGAAAAACCTGATCAACATAAATGTGGACACGTAATAGAATTAGATGATGGTAATTATGCAATACAACCCAACAATAGACTAAGAATCTTTGATCCATCAATGGCAGCAGATCCATCAAAACCTCTTATTCATAGACTAGTTAATACAAGAATTTGGTCTGTAGAAGATACATCTAAATGGATAACCGATGAGAATCAAGAAGGAAGTTACGATTACGAATACAAGGAGATAAAGGATGGCAAAGAAGAAGTCAACAGTAAATAAAGCAGGTAACTATACTAAGCCAACGATGAGAAAAAGAATGTTTAACTCAATAATGGCTGGATCAAAAGGCGGCAAGCCTGGACAATGGAGTGCGAGAAAAGCTCAACTTCTAGCGTCTAGGTATAAAAAAGCAGGTGGCGGTTATAAATAATAATAATAATAAGAGGTAAAAATGAAAAAAGCAAAAGCAAAAATAAAAAAAGTTATAAAAGGTTTAAAAGGTGCTGTAAAGGCACACACTGGACAACATAAAATGTTAGCAAGTGCTTTAAAATCTAAAAATGGCAAAAAGAAAAGATCCTAAAGTAGGCACAGGTAAAAAACCTAAGGGATCAGGTAGGAGATTGTACACAGATGAGAATCCTAAAGATACTGTCGGTATTAAGTTTGCAACTCCTACGGATGCCCGTAAAACTGTGGCAAAAGTTAAACGAGTCAACAAACCCTTTGCAAGGAAAATCCAAATTCTTACAGTTGGTGAACAAAGAGCCAAAGTTATGGGTAAGACGCAGGTGGCAAGCATATTTAAGAAAGGTAAAGAAGCGATAAGAAAAGGGAGAAAAAAATAATGGCACTCGCAAAAAGTCAAAGGAGTTTAAAAGCATGGGGGAAACAGAAATGGAGAACGAAATCTGGCAAGAAGTCTTCGGAAACTGGCGAACGGTATTTGCCAGAGAAGGCTATCAAGAATCTATCGTCTGCAGAGTATGCGGCAACGACAAAAGCAAAGCGAAAAGGAACAAAAAAGGGCAAACAGTTTGTGAAGCAACCGAAAGGGATTGCAAAGAAAACAGCGAAATACAGGAGGTATAGTTAATGTACGGTAAAGCAATGAAGAAAAATGGTACGAAGAAAAAAGTTATGAAGAAAAGATTCAAAGGATTTTCTAAACTACCAGAAAAAGTTCAAATGAAAATGAACAAAAAACTAGCTAAGAAAGTATAATGAGAAAAGGGTTATACGCTAACATTCATGCTAAGAGAAAGCGTGGTGGCAAAATGAAAAAGAAAGGTGCTAAAGGTGCACCTACTGCTGCTAATTTTAGGAGAGCTGCAATGACAGTTAAGAAAAAATAATGGTAGCTAAGAAGTATCAAAACCCCTCAGGTGGATTAAATGAAGCAGGTCGTAAATATTTTAAAAGAACGACTGGTGCTAATTTAAAAGCACCTAGTAAAAAAGTAGGAAACAAAAGAAGAGCCAGTTTCTGTGCCCGTATGAAGGGAATGAAAAAGAAATTAACATCTAAAAAAACAGCTAATGATCCAAATTCTAGAATTAATAAAGCTCTTCGGGCTTGGAATTGCTAGTGCAATTTTATTTATAACTATAGTTATGTCAGATATAACAAAAACAAAAGACTTTATAAGGGTAGTTGATGAGGTAAAATCAGAGTATCCTGAAGGTTCTCTTGAAAGAAAAATACCAACATCATTTATAGCTACAGTTGCAGCTGTAGAAACAGGTAACTTTAATTTTAAAGGTGCAGACACTGCAAATAAAGCTAATAATTTTTTTGGAATACACGCAAGTGGTGATCAAGAGTTTTTACCAACATCAGGTGGTGCTAAACTTAGAGCATTTGAAGACAATAAAGGAAGTATTAGAGCTTTTATAAATTTAGTTAAAGCAGATGAAAGATATGAAGATGCTATAAAAGCAATAGATAAAGGGCCTAATGAAATGTTTAAAGGAATGTCTGTATACGCAGAGAATCCTAATTATGTAAATATACTAAGTAGTGTGTATAGAGATAGAATAGAACCAGTATTTCAAACAGAAAATTTTTTACTACCAAAAAGAAAACCAATAACAGAACAAATGGATAGCTTGCAATAAAAAAGGGAAGCCTAAATTAATAGACTCCCCTAGCAGGCAACACGAAGACCGCTTGACTTTTTAGTCAGGTGGTCTTTTTTTTTGGTTGTAATATTTGTGCTGATATAAACTTCTATCAGCCCAACGTTTACGCCAAAACCAGTTACTTAATGAACTAGCATAACCTTCTAATTTATTCATAATAGGATTATGCCAAAAGTAATATCTAAACTTTTTGTATAAGTTGTTTGATGTCATCTTGTAATTTCCTTCCTACAGCATTTGCATGATTGATTACGGCAGCACATAAATTACCATGATAGGGATAACCTTTAAGTGCTTCTCTAATTTTAGTAACAGGCTTACCACCATAATCAATAACAATTGCATTATCTTTGTTAAGACCTATTTTTAATTCAAATAGTATACCAGTGTATTTATCTAAATTATTTTTTTCGGTCATCTGTATTGCCTCCATTATATGGTGTTAATACAGATAAAGCATTCATGAGTTTAACAACTTCACCATAAGGTCTAGTCATTAAATATCTCATAATATCCATAAGTTGTTCAGAACTTATTAAGTAAGTTCTTGGGGTAGTTTGTTGTTTCTTTTGTTCTTCTTTCTTTTCCATCTATCCTCCTGTTAAAATGGTATATCATCGTAATCAAAATGCTTACCTAGTGTATCTAAGTTTTCTTGTGCATTTGATATTTGACTTAATAACTTATCTAACTCTTGTATATGTTGAGGATGTTCCCCAATACCTACAGAATTATCAAGATATATTTCTACTGTTGCTTTTGCTTGTGCTATTTCAGCTTCATATTTTCTAGCTAATGCTTTTACTAAATGTTTTCTTACACTCATTCGGCACCTCTAAATGCATAGTATTTATCTTCTATTAAATCTTCATCTAATAAATAAGGATTATCTCTACCTCTTTTATTAAACTCTGTTCTTAAATCTCTTATAGTCTGATTCAAAGTTCTACCTGTATTTAAACAGTTACAAACCATATCATCTACTTCTATTAACGCTTGCTTTATTGCTCCCATTGTCTGCCTCCTGTAGTTGTTTATTTAATTTATTTATTTCATTCTGCGTATGTATCATAACTTCTTGTAGTGCTATAATTTTACCATACAAAGACATCTTCTCACCGTGTGTCATTCAACCTCCTTTATTAATCTGCTTAAATACCATTGAGCTTTTTCTAAATCTTGTAAAGGCTCTCCTTTAAATTTGTACCTTGCAACATATTTCAAAACATTACCCTTCAAGTACCCATGATACTCATCATCTGTCATACAATCTCTTATAACATCTATAGTTTCTTTCTTACCATATTTATAATGTGCAGGTGAATTAACTTTATCGTCTACCATATTCTCTCCTTATTGCATTATAGTCAATTGTTTCCATATTGTAAGCACCATTCGTAACTTCTCTCTTAACTATAATACCACTCCACCACATATGCTGAGTATCTCTAGCAAAATGTTCTTTATGATTTAAATAACATCCAGCAGATAAAGCATTTAATTTTCTACCATTAGGTAAAGTCGATGTAGCATAATCTAACAAATGACTATGGCCTACTGTAGCAGATACTTTGTGTTTTGTCAAGAGACTTCTTGCTATATTTTCTCCCGATATAGCACTACCCATTATACCTGATGGGAAATGGTGAGCATAGTGTACACCATTAACAACTTTAAATTTTTTGTAAGGTATCTCTTGCCAACCATATTGTTTAAATTTAAGATCACTAATTTTTAAAGTACCATCTAGCTCAGGATTTTCTTCTACAAACCTATCTATTCTATCTTCATGATTACCATGTAGCATAATCTTCTTGCCTGTAAATTTACCTAAACCTTTATTAAACAAAGATAATGCTTCATGTGAATGTTCCATATCTTTTTGATATCTTCTACCTTCAAATGATTTTTTCTTTTTATCATACGAAGATAAAGAATCCATACTACAAAAATCACCCATACAGATAATATGTGTAGCACGTACATCTGAGGCTAGCCTACCTGCCCACAGAAATCTTTCATTGCTTGCTTTAGGTGTGCAATGAGGGTCACCTATTACAACATGTGTTGCCATTAATTTAACTCCTTATCACGTTTCTGTTTTAAAAATTCAAGAAAGTCAATAACATTATCTTCATCATCAAACTCTGCTATAGAGTTAATAGTTAGATCATTGTTATCATTTTTCTTGTCATCAGCAAAACCACGGAGGCCCCATAGAAACGTAGAATGAGGGTCAGTAGTTGCCATCTTTATCATGCCTCTAGCAATTGTAGAACATAATTCGTACTCTTCTGTGGTCATCTTAGTACTAGAATCCATAACAATTCCACAGGTAAAACCTTTTTCCCAAGGTGTTACTAACACTTTTATAGCATTTTTAAATGCTGACTTACTAAATTTTTTTGTCATACTTTTTTAAAATATTTGTAATCAAACGGTACAACTTTCCACTCAACAGACTTTTTAAATTTATTTCTATTGGCATAGTCAGTTGCTTCTTTTTCTGAGTCCCATATTTCATTTGTAAATATTCTCCACTTATCATTATCTTTTATTATTAAACAATACATAGTCGGTAAAGGTGAACACTAGACCCCTCAAAACTAATGCTCACCCAGTTACGCAAACTCTTCCTCCTGTTTAGGATTATTAACTTCCGTATACCAAACCCATTTAGGGCTCTTACCTTTAGATTGCTGTTGTGGTAACAACTGCAATTTACTTCCCCAACAAGGAAGTTTGTATGGGCAGAATGAACAAGCTAAGCCCAAAACTTTATTACCTGTAGGTTTACCTCTAAACTTTTCTTCAATAGCTTCGTATTGTCTTTTAAAAGGTGCACCATCTTTAATTGCCTTTACATTATCTTTAGCTTTTTTAATAGCTTCACTTTTATATGGCTCTACAAGTTTAGGTGTTTCACAAACAGCCCATTCACCTGTAGATTTATTAATTGCTATCCAGCCTCCAAAATCTTTGTTCTGACTTTCGCTATATAAAAAACCTTGTGACGCATAACCAAAGGTATCATCTCTAACAACTTCTTGAAATCCACCTTCTTCTCCAAATTTTTTATCAAATGAATATGGTGATGCACTTTTAATATCCCATATCTTGTTCTCAATCTCAACATCTTGTTTGCCTTCAATTTTATTTCCTTCAAATTCATATGTAACTTTTTTTTGTTCATTCTTTATATTTACTCCTGCTGATTTCATAATAAATAAAGCTAGTGCTTCAATGAGATCACCAAATGTATTTCTTATTTTTACATTGTAAGGTTGTCCCTCACCCTTTACACCTTTAGCTTCCATCTGTAGTTGACAAAGAGGTCTACCTGCATTTGACATTCTAATCTCAAACTTAGATTTTCTGTCCTCAGTAAACTGTTTTAGTAAGGCGTTTTTACACGCCTCACCAAACTCCTCCACAAGTTTTTTGTCTGCTTGCACAGGACTCTTAGACACCTTGTCTAGATACTTTTGTACTTTAATAAGTATATCACTCATTAACTAGCAAGTACCTGCTCAGGTACTTTGTCATCAAGTTCTTCAACAACTTTAGCATCTACAGAATCTGATCCAGTAGGACTATTAGATTTAGATTTATTATATAAACCAATAACCTCTTCATTTTCTGTATCAATAGACTCTTGGAATACTTTTAAAGTTTCCATATCAGCATCTGACAACTGTAAATTAGCATCAGCATTTACAATTATTTCAGGTACGTAGAATACATTGCCACCCTTTTTCTGACGTTTAGTTTCAAGTGATAGAGTAGAATTAAACATAAGTTTTTTTCTTTTCTTCAATTGATCTAACGCAGCACTTACTGGTGAGAATGCTGTACCTGTTACTCTATATAGAACAGGTAAATTTTCTACTGAATGATCTTTACCTTGTGCAGTTTTACCATCTTTAAAAGATAATAAACCATAGATAAGTTTATAACATCTAATAGTTCTTTGCTGTTCTAATTGTTCAGGTGTAAGATTTGCTCTTTCTTTGTAAGCTATCTTGCCACACTTAGTTCCACCTAAAATATCTATAGCCTCTTCTTTCCAGCTTTTAAATATAATAGATCTATTTACATACTCTCCTTTGTCAGCATCGTAGTGCATGTATTGCATTGCACTTATGAATGGTCTTAATGTTATGGGTTTACCATAAATATTCTGACCTATATTTGAATCATAAGTGTAGTAATGACCAACTGGTAATTGATTACCATCGTCATCTTCAGGTGTTCGATTGATGGCTAATCTAGGTATATTAATACCCATGTTAGATCCATCATCTTGACCAATTGCCTGCATGATTTGCTCATCAGACATTCCTTTTATGTTTGTTAGTTGATTATCAGACATTTGTCCTCCATTTTATTAGTTTGTATATACCACATTTTTACAAAAAAGTCAAGCAAAAACTGCAATTAATGTAATATACCACATAAAAAATATAACACCAAATGTCGCACTTGCAAACAAAAACTCCATTATTTTTTTTAACATATTCTAGTATCTCCTTTTATTATTTTTACTTCTAAACCATCTGAGTGTGCAAAGTATTTAAATGTACTAAGAAACTCATGGCTTTCATGTATATACATAGTAGATGGTTCTACCATGCACCTATCTTTTAACTCTGTGTATTCTAGATAAGCACCATAATCTGAATCATCGTACTCATCTAAAGTCTCAAGAGCTTCTATTGTTTTTCTCATATTGCCTCCTTCATATTTAACCAATCATACCCTA